TCCGATCTGGTATCTAGAGTCGCAAGTGATACTGGATGATGGTAGCGCGACTCCATGGGGAACAATAGGCCGCTATCGCACAAGAAAAGGCGCGATTCATGTGGGAATGATCATGCGAGAAAGGGGAGAGTCCATATCATGGCCGGGCAATGCGATTCGCATGGGCTTGGCGATGGTGGAGTCTTGTTGACTAATCTGCATAAAATGCATATACATGAGTCGTCCCCACAACGGGCGCACACAACGGAGTCGGACAATGATCAAGTATCGTAAAATCGGCGGAATTCGCTTTCTTGCTATCGCGCGCTTGCGGATTAGCTTTTGTTTGGCAAGTAAGGTTAAGCCCGAAACAATGAAACAAGCCAAGCTTTTAAAAGAGCCGGGTTTGCATAATGACAAGCTGCATATTGGTTTCGGAATCATAGCGCGCTAAGGGAGTCCATGCCATGACAAAGCATTGGCGCATTCAAGTAGAGTTGCGGGAGTTTCGCGATAGCTTGCCGATTAAATATTGGCACACGACTCTTGCCGACTCTGAATTTGAGGCAGTGGAAAACGTGAAGGAACGTCACAACAAAGCCTATTCGGTTAAGGTGCTAGGCGTTTTTTAGGCCAAAGAATCCTTGCCAAGGGATAGGCTGGAGTCATTGCGACTCCGGCCTTTTTGCGCTTGCACAATGCGCACAATATGCATATATTGAGTCGTGCCCACAATGGCGCGCACACAAGGAGTCGGGACAATGGCCAGCACAATCGCCGAAAAGCTAGAAGAGAAAAGAGAACGAGTCGCGCAAGCTAATGATTGGCACAATGATCGAGTCTATTGGGCGCGCTATTGTTTTGATCATGAATTGATAGACTCAACGGAATATGTGCGGCGCCTGCGAAAGGCCGATATCCAATGGGGAAAGATGATTGACGCAATCTATGCGGAATAGATAAGGCGCAAGGTAGCAATGAAGCCCCGGTTAATCGCCGGGGCTTTTTTTGTGCGCGCTTGCATATACATAAGCTAGACTTTAATCGTTTGGCCTGGAGCTATTGCCGTGATTAAGTTGCGTAGGATTGGATTAGAAGGCCGTGGGCGCGTTTTAAGCTTGGCCGCTATATAGGTAGCGCGCACCTTAGACTTGGCCGTTTTCTTGTTTTGTTCTCAGGGGCTTATGTGGTATAGTGTTGGCATTGGGAAAGCGCTTGTGTGTTGTGATACAATCCCTTGACTCGCCATTGCATGGCCGGGAAAGCAAAAGGGGAATCACATGACAAGCGAAAGCGATAGCAAAGCCCATAAGGCGGAACAAAAGGCGGAAGCCCGCAAGGCGCGTAATGAAGCGCAAGCGATAGAAGAGACTGCAATCTGGCAAGGGATAGAAGAGAACGCTAGCAAGGCGAAAGAGCTAGTAAGCCGCAAGCCGGTCATCCCATATACGGAAGAGCTAGCAATCCAGATATGTGAAGAGCTATCCAATGGCGTCTCATTGGCGCGTATATGCGCAAGGCCGGAAATGCCAGCGCAAGGGACAATCTATCGGATGATAGTGGAAAACCCTTTCTTTCGTGAGATCTACACGCGCGCACGTGAGAACGCCGCTCATACGTTGTTTGACGAGATGATAGATATCGCTGACGACTCAAGCCGGGATCTGCTAGAAGACGGAAGCGCGAACAATGCCGCGATAGCTAGAGCGCGCCTGCAAATTGAGACGCGCGCCCGTGTGGCTGGAAAGCTTGCGCCGCGCGTATATGGCGAACGAGTCGAGCAGTTCGCGCAAGCCGTCACCATTAATAACAACACGTTAGCGATAGACGCGCGCGCCCTAGACGGGACGCAACGCGAGTCCTTGCGCGCCATGCTATTGCAAGCGCGAGACGCTAAGACCATCGATGGTTAACTTGACCTTGGCTTATCCAGGCGATTGCTTTGATTGTGTTGGGATTTCCGGGGGACAGAAACAGAGCTTTGAGGTCCCTCATCCGGACCACCACCATAGGCCCCCTAATAGCTAGCCGGGTAGGGTTTAGGTTCAAATCCCCTCCCCTGCTATATGCCCAAACATACAAACCCATATAGGACTGCATACCATGCGTGTTTCACGTGAAACATTGCCCCCCGGCCCAGGTACCCCCCACAGTTAGCCATATGGCTTACTACCTCTAACTATCCCATAGTGTCCCATACCTATGGGATGTAGGCATAGGTATACCCCCCTACCCTCCCCGGTAGTAGGTTCCCTCCTATAGGGTCCTAGCCATGTGTTTCACGTGAAACATTCTCGGCTGGCAGCTCTGTAGGTTTGTCTGGCAGGCTGCCATCCCTTTGGTAGGGAGGCTGGAACCCGCACTTGTCGCAGTAAAGCTTGTAGTCCTTGATATGGACTGCGCCTTCACAACGACGGCAACGCTTGGTTGTTAATCTTAGCGTCATCTAGTTTCCCCTACCAGTGTTTCACGTGAAACATTTATAAAAGGTAGGCCGCCATTTGCCGTCCCGCAGGACATAGGCCGTTTCTTTGTCACGGCCAGAAACCGTTGCGACAACCTGCACATCTGGCATTAACCTTGTTGCAAAATTAATTGCTCCGGTCATGTCAGTGCAGTTCTTAGGGCACAGGGTAAGCTGAACCGACTTGGCTACAAAGTCTGCCTGCACCTCCATAAGGGAACACATAAGTTCCTTGTTGAACAGCGCAGTTTCAAGATCTACCTGATCCATCTGGTTTCCTAACCATTTCAATAGTTTACATCACTTTGGTGGGGGTGGCAACGGCATCCAGTGGGTTACACCCCCTAGCCAATTGCCAGATGCATTAGACCAGCCAGCTTTAAACTCGTTAGCTTCCCATGCCGCCGTTTGGTAAAACCCAGGCTCATAGACAATGATAACCGTCCCATCCTTGGGTGCCGTCTCTATAGGGTGCCAATTGCCACTGAACCGGGGTTGATACATCCCATAGCGCTTTAACGCCGCCTTCATGCCATCGACGTTCTTGCCGTAGTGCATGGCTACCTCCCGGTAGCTGCCGCCTTTGCCAAGCATCTGCGCAGCTTCCGCCAGGCGCTCTTTGGTCCAGAAGTACCCCTCCTCTCGCTTTTCCTTGGTAGGGACTGCCGTAGGTACAATCGGTGCGCCCATCTCAATGTTGATAGCCTTGGCAAGCGCCTCAATGATCTTGGGGCCACATCCAGCAGCAAACCTCCACTCAGCAGGCCCGTCTACAACAACGTCCCACATGGAACCGTCATGACCGTACACATGGCCAAGAAACCCGCACACCCGCCGATTGATGCTATGCGGGCCAAAATCATGCCGGGGCGAGTCCTCAAGGGTTACCATAAAGTCCCCAACACTTAGGTTCCTAAGCTTTTCTTCAAAGTCCATTTGATCCCCCTGAGGATGTTTCACGTGAAACATTTGGTTGTAACCGTTACCCAGACCATCCGGGCACCCCCTGACTTGCTGGCACGGTTAACACCAGCAGGGCATCTTGGAGTCCGTTGCCCCTTTTTCAGGGCTTCGTGAACCCGCTGGCACGGACAAACACCAGCCGAATGTCTTGGTGGGCTGGATGGGCTCCCAGCATCTTGAGGTCCCATAGCGCTATGGGGTCTTACCGGCCTTCCCGGCCACCATCTCTTATATAACATACCCCCTATATTTTTACAAAAACATACTAGCATGATTTTAACAAAGGGCTATATTATTTTTAGGCAGGGGGCGGCTATGCGCAAAAATATTTCCAAACGTCGGTGGCGGGCTAGGCTCTTGATGGGCAAGTGGGTTCCCGGCTTGGTCCTGCATCATTATGGGTTCTACAATATGCCGCCGTCCGAGTTTGAAAACCATCCGACAGCGGACTTTTACAAAATTTGGCTTCCCATTTGGAAATGATAAAATGACAACGCTTAACCTTGATGGCCAGCAGATTGACATCGAACGCCAGCTCATGGAACTGGATAGGGCCGACTGTGAAGACAGCCTCTACACATTCTTGAAGCACTCATGGAAATATATTGATGCGTCACCCTTCACGGAGGGCTGGCCTATTGAAGCCATAGCTGAGCATCTTCAGGCAGTTGCTGATGGCGAGATCCGCAGGCTCATCATCAACATCCCGCCTAGAATGGGAAAGTCCTCCATTACCTCCTGCGCTTTCCCTGCATGGGTATGGGCGCAGCCATGGCGGACCCCAACCAGTGGGCCGGGCGTCCAGTTCCTGCATGCCTCCTACGCCCAGCAGCTTTCCCTGCGTGATTCGGTGAAGTGCCGCCGCCTCATTGAAAGCCCATGGTACAGGGAACTTTGGGGCGACAGGTTCAAGCTGACCTCCGACCAGAACACCAAAGGGCGTTTTGACAATGATCAGAATGGTTCCCGTCTTTCAACGTCTGTGGGTTCAGCTCTCACTGGTGAGGGCGGCTCTATTATTGTTGTCGATGACCCCAATGCAGCGCAAGAAGCCTTCTCTGAAGCAACAATTGCCGCAACCATCGAATGGTGGGACTCTGCGCTCTCGACCCGTCTCAATGACCCCAAGACGGGAGCGTTTGTTGTTATCCAGCAGCGGCTGTCTGAAGAAGATCTGACCGGCCACATCATGTCCAAAGACGAAGGCGAGTGGACGCACCTCTGCCTTCCCATGCGCTATGAATGGCAAAGGCACAGCTACACATCGATAGGCTGGAACGACCCCAGAGGCTGCGACGACAACGGGACGCCTCTGGTTGAAGTGACCGAAGAAGGTGACCGTGTCGCCATCAGCCCGGAAGCCCAAGTTGAATTGGACGACCGTGAAGGCAAGCTCCTTTGGCCGGATCGTTTTGGCGAGACCGAAGTCATGATCCTTGAGAAGCAGCTTGGCCCATGGGCGGCTGCCGGTCAGCTTCAGCAACGCCCGGAGCCCAAGGGCGGCGGCATCATCAAGCGGGAGTGGTGGAAACCTTGGGAGGCAACCAACTTCCCAGCCATGGATCTCATAATCGCTACCCTGGACACCGCATATACGGCCAAGACCCAGAACGACCCGTCAGCCATGAGCGTGTGGGGCGTCTTTAGCGACGAGAACTCAGGCTCTGCCAATGCTCCCGGCCATGCAGGCAGCAGAGGTGGCGAACGTGTCAGCTACGCCCGCAGCTACGTTGATGAAGCGCCAAAGGTCATGCTGATGTACGCATGGCAAGGACGGTTTGAGCTTCATGACCTTGTCCTGAAGGTGTCCGAGACTTGCCGGATGATGAAAGTGGACACCCTGCTCATCGAAAACAAAGCCGCCGGTCACTCCGTAGCCCAAGAAATGCGCCGCATGTACGGTGGTGAGCGCTTTGGCGTCCACATGTACGATCCTAAAAGCCAAGACAAATTGGCCAGGCTTTATTCTGTCCAGCATTTGTTTGCCGAAGGGCTGGTCTATGCCCCCATCAAGCAGTGGGCAGAGATGGTCATCACCCAAGTAGGCCAGTTTCCTAAAGCCAAGCATGACGATTTGGTTGATACCGTAAGCATGGCAATGCGTCATCTGCGCGATACGGGCGCGATCATGCGCAACGACGAGTTCCAGTTGGGCGTTGACGATAGCTTGGCCTTTAAGGGCAATAATCAATGGGAGCCGCTCTATCCAGTTTAGGCTTCTTCCTGTAATATCTCCCGACTTACCAAGGATTTACCATGAACCAGGTGCTTGCCAGCGCAGTCGTAGACATCATTAAGCCTTCGACGCCCACCACAATTGGAAACTTTAGGGTTGAGGTATGGGGCCAGCCGCCCTACGACTTTGTTCGGACCTATGAAATCTTGGCAAAATCCGATAATGTAGCTGCACAGGAAGGCATCCAGCGCTTCGTCAAAGAGATGGAAGCTCTGGATACACCGAAGGAATAGCTTCCATGCCCATGACGCCCGGCTTGATGCCCAATATCCGGCAGCCTGCACCCGAAGAGGAAGCTATGGGCGACAACAACGTCATCGTTGAGATCATTGATGACGCCAAGGACACGGCAAAGACCGACAAGGATGGGGCTATCCTTGAGATTGAGCATGCAGACGGCTCAATCACCATTTCACTGGATGGGAAGCCCATCAATGACGACCGCAAAGAGCGCGACGAGACCGATTGGTATCGCAATCTGGTTGAAGATGTTGCTGAAGGCGCTCTAAACGGCATTGCACAGGACCTCCTGCGCGGCATTCGCGACGATATCTCCAGCCGCAACGACTGGATTGAGGATCGCGCGCAGGGCATCAAGCTCCTTGGCCTCAAGATTGAGATCCCCGGCTTGCAGGGAGCGACTGACGGCGCTCCGGTAGAGGGCATGAGTAAGGTCCGACACCCGCTGCTGCTTGAAGCAGTGCTGCGATTCCAAGCAAACGCGCGTTCTGAGCTGCTCCCAACTGATGGGCCGGTCAAAATTCGCGACGACAACAACAATGCGACCCTTGAGAGCGATCAACTAGCCAATGCGTTGGAGAATGACCTCAATCATTACCTCACAGCGACGGCCACAGAGTACTATCCGGACACGGATCGCATGCTGTTGATGCTTGGCTTTGGCGGAACGGCCTTCAAGAAGGTCTATTACTGCCCACTGCGCAACCGTCCGGTGTCTGAGAGCGTCGATGCGAACGATTTGATCGTTAACAACGCTGCTACGGACCTCCGGAACGCCAAAAGGATCACCCACAGGTCCTATATGCGTCCCAGCACGGTCAAAAGGTTGCAAATTCTCGGTGTGTACGCCGATATTGACCTATCAACCCCTAAAGCTCCGACCCTTGACAGCGTCCAGCGCGAAAAAAACGCTCAGCAGGGCATCACAGCCGAATCAATGAACCCTGAAGACCGTGATCGCGAGATCTATGAGGTCCATTGCGAGCTAGATCTGCCGGGATTTGAGCATAAGCACAAAGGCAAGCCGTCTGGTCTTGAGATTCCTTACACGGTCACCATCGATCTGTCGTCTCAGCAAGTTTTGTCGGTGGTAAGGAACTATGATGAGGATGATCAAGAGCTTCCAATCGCTAAGCGTCGCTTTGTTAAGTATACTTTTGTCCCTGGCATGGGCTTCTATGACATTGGCCTGCTCCATATACTTGGCAATACGACAAATGCTATCACGGCGGCATGGCGGGAACTCCTAGACGCTGGCATGTACAACAATTTTCCCGGTTTCCTTATGGCGGACACCGGAGCTAGGCAGAACACCAACATATTCCGTGTCCCTCCTGGTGGGGGTGCCTTGGTTAAGACCAATGGCATGCCAATTAATCAAGCTATCATGCCGCTCCCCTACAAGGAGCCATCTGGCGCTCTGATGAACCTGGTTAACCAGATGTCAGAGACCGGCATGCGTGTAGGCGGAACATCTGAAGTCATGGTGACTGAAGGTAAGCCTGACGCTCCGGTGGGAACTACGCTTGCGATGATTGAGCAGGCCCAGAAAGTCCTGAACTCGGTCCACAAGCGCATGCATGCATCTCAAGCTGAAGAGTTTGATATGCTTGTTGAGTGCTTCCGTGAGCATCCTGAGAGCTTCTGGATGAAGCGCCGCAGGCCTGCCTATCCATGGGATGAGAAGACGTTCTTGGACGCCTTGGACAGCTACTACTTTGTCCCGCAGGCGGACCCAAACACATCGAGCCAGACCCAACGCCTGATGAAGGTGCTGGCGCTCAAGCAGTTGGTGGCTTCTAACCCGTCCCTGTACGACCCGATTGCGGTTGATACGGCTGCGTTGCAGGCTCTGGGCTGGTCTAATCCGTCGCAGTTCATGATACCCAAGTCTGCGCAGGGCAAGCCGCCGCCGGAGCTGATGCAGGCTATGGCCAAGGCTCAGAACGACAAGAGCAATGCTGAAGCCCGCATGATGGACAGCCAGACGCGCGCGCAGGAGTCTCAGGCCCGCCTTGAGCTTGATCATCTGCGCCTCCAGATGGAGATGCAGCGCGACCAAGGCGACCCAGCCAAGATGGCACAGGTCGATACGCAGCAGATGGAGATCCAGCAGCGCGCTCAAGACGGCATTCTAGACGCCATCAACAGGAAGCGCGACCGGGAAAGCCGTGAGCGCCTTGCTGCTATCAAGCTTGCTGAAGAAGTCATGCGCAACCCTGAAGGGCTTGCGGATGCTCAGCAGTTCCTAGACCCCAATATGCTTGAGCGCTTGGAAGAGAATGAGCCCACCCTAGACGGAACCCAGACCGGAGAACTGTGATGTCCTACCAAGATTGGCTTAACTATATCATCCGTCGAGCCAGCACTGGCGCGGACGTTGTAGACCCTGCAACGGGTCGTCGGTTTCCTCACACGCAGCCGGGCGTCCAAGGCGCAACCCGCCTTAAGGGCGCTCCGGTCCAGCCTGATCCATGGGCTGAGCTTGTTGAGCAAACTGGCGCAATCTATGATGCTGGCAAACAGCAAGCCGCCAACGCTGGTCGCGGCACTTTTGATTATCTGACAAAGCCCCAGCCGGTTGTGAACCGTGACACAGGTTATGTGCTTCGCATAACGGACCCCAAGAACCCTAATTGGGGCAAAAAGCGCGAAGGTGCATTGGGGGAATTTACGCCTGGCCAGCGCGTAGCCCAGGCTGGCGCTGCTACCGCAGTCGTCGCCCCCACTGCTGCGCTTGTTAACAGGGAAATGGACCGCCGTGAAAACCAAGCAATGATTGACGCCGCTTTGAGGCGCGCAGACGGTTCTATTTCTGGCGAAGAGTATGGCGGTAGGTATGACCAAGCGCTGCGTGACGGGACCATCAGCGGTGAGGGATATGGTGATCGCTACAATCGCGCCATGGCTGACGGTTCTATAACCGGCGAGACATATGGCGTAGGTGCCATGCCAAGAAATGTCATGCCGCCCCGGCGTCCTGCCGAGTTTACGGCTGCAAGGCCCGCCCCTATGCCGCCATCGCGCGAACTTCAAGCGCAGGCTAGGGCCGCACAGCCGTCTGAGGGAATCCTGTCCAAGATCTTCTCTGGTCAGGACTACCAGTCGGCCAATGCGCTTTCATCTGATCCTAGAACCCGTGGCTACAGCGCCCCTGTAGTGCAGGACAAGCGCATTAACTGGGGCGACTCCGACAGCGCTGCTGACTTCTTCCGTGCTGACAAAGCCATGATGGCCCAGAGAAAAGGAGAAGAGGGCTTCAAGAGCGGCGGTGCGGCCAACGCCAAACCGGATTCGGTTCACAAAGCCCTTGAGATCATCCATCATCTCCTGACGCGCGGTCACTAAGGGGACGACTATGGCGGGTAAGAACACAAAGGAAGCTTTGAGGCTTGCTCGCCAAATTCGTGCGGAAGGCGGCAAAACGGCCTATCTGTTCAACGATCCAGTTGGATATTTAGCCAAAAAAGGCAAGGGCCTTAGCGAGATACCTGGACAAATAGCGGACGCTACGTCTTCTGTTTGGGGGCACCCAATCACCAAGGCAATGCGGGTTGCTCCGGTGGAAACCAGCCAAGCTATTGGAAGGTATGTTGCCGCTAAGGGTCGAGAGGGTGCCGAATACGTTTACGAGAGTCCGTTTGCGGCTACTCGCAAAGCGGTTGATTTTGCCACTGATTGGTCTCCTAACCCTTATGTCCAGGGCGCAAAAGCAATGTTTTCTTCGTCCCCAGCCAATGCTGGTGAGGACGAAATGGCTCGGCAAGTTCAATACGGCATCCGGCCCGAAAGCGAATACCGGGGCGAAGAGCAGTATCAGCTCCCTGCACAGTTTGCTGATGGGGGCATTGCTCGCCAGCGCTATGCTGATGACGGCGCAACACGCTCTAAAAAAGCAGATGGCGGGATCAATTATACTGGGGACTTCTCAACTCCCCAGTATGCTCAGATGTACTATGAGGGTCTGCCAAAAATTGGCCCTGCTGGGCAAATTCTTGGGCGGCTGTTCCCAAATCCAACGACAACCGGCGCATACGACAAGTACATGACCAGCCAACAAACTGCGTCTGCGCCCACTGCTGCGCCTGCGCCCCTTGATACCCCCGGCCAGCGCCCAATAACAAATGTGTCCGCTAACACATCCCCACCAATGCGGGCTTCAATTGATCTTGTAAAATCAGGGAACGCCTCTTCTTCTGGGGGCAACCTTGCGGGCTCTCCTTGGGGCGGCGTCTACGCAGGCGGGAACAGCTCAGATTTCTTTGGTCAACTTCAGAAGGACATCGCTGGCCAGCAGTCTAGGCCGCTGCCAAAAATTGCCCCACTCACGGATCGCGGCCCCCAAAATGAAGCGCCAAAGCTTGCTGCCCCAAGCAATAGCGTTTCTGAAGCTGGAGGCGCACCTACCGGCAACGCAGCCCCTGTTCCCCGGAGCCCTTTTGAGCCCAGCGGTGGTGGGGACGGCCTGACTGGATCATATAACCTGCCTTCAGCTACTCCTGAGGGCATAATGTCATCGACATCAACTGGCCCATCCATGCCGTCAGGGGCAACGCCGAGCTTCTCGTTTACGGGCGCACCGATAGGCAAGGTTGATACCTTTGACCTTCCTGCTCCAATAGCGCCGGAACCCATTGGCACAAAATCGGTTTCCACAACGTCTGTCGCGCCTACGCCGGGCATGTTTGGCAATATGTTTACAGGGAAGGCTACTGCCCCTGCTGCGCTTGGGATGGCCAACAATGCTGCGGCAAACCAAGCCGCTCTAGGCGCTCAAGTGGGCACTCAAGTTGGCAATGCGTTGAACACAATAGGGTCAACGCCAGCGGCTGGCCCGGCGGCTTCTGCGGGCAAATCCTCAAGCCCATATGGGGCGCTTGGAGTTGGGCCTCAGAGCAACCAACCTACGTTTGATGCCATGGGCAATGTGGCTACGCCTGGCTCAAGCCCTTATACGGCAGCGCCATCTGCTCCTGCGCCGGGAGCGCCTTCCTCCAAGGGCACAACGCCGGGTGTTCAATCACCCTCATTTGCTGCGCCGCCTCCGTTTGCGACAGCGGATGAGCTTGGCAAGGATGTGCCTGAGGACATGCTTGGCGCAACTATTGGCGGTTTGCCGTTTAGCCAAGCCGCACAAGACCAGTCAGTAAGCGGCGAAACAGGATCATTTGGAGCAGCGGCATCATTGGCGTCTGGCGCTTTTGGGGATGCTACTCCAGGGGCAAGCCCAGGGCCGTCTGGGTCAAATGAGGGAACTGCTGGTTTAGGCGCTGGCACACCGGGCACTACAGGCGCTGACTTAGGGTCTAACGCGCCATCAGCAGCCCCTGCCATGGGCATTTCAGAAATGAATCCTGCTGACATGCCAGCGGATATGGCTGCTGCAATAGCCGCTGCGCAGAACGAAGCTGCCCCTCCTGATGCGCCGGATGCTCCTGACGCGCCATCGGCACCGGACGCCCCGGCAGCCCCAAGCGCCCCGGACGCTCCTGCGGCTCCTGCGGCTCCTGCGGCCCCTGATGACGCTGCGGATAAGGGAGATGATGAAGGCGACGAAGGCGATGATGAAGGCGACGAAGGCGACGAAGGCGATGAGGGTGAAGGCGAAGGCGAAGGTGAGGGGGAGGGCGAAGGTGGAGGAGGGGGTGAGGGCGGCGGTGAAGGTGGCGACGGCGATGGTGACGGCGATGGCGACGGCGACGGCGATGGTGACGGCGATGGCGACGGCGATGGGGGAGACGGCGGCGAAGGTGGAGAGGGCGGTGAAGGGGGAGGCGGCGATGGTGGTGGAGATGGCGGCGGCGGTGAAAAGCGCGGTGGCCGTGTAGCGCCTCACGTGAAGAAAGCTTTGCGCCTTACCGACAAGCCTGCAAAACGGATCAAGCTAAAACCGCATGCGTCTTCTACCAAAAATCTTGACACGCAAAAAATGGTAAAGACAGCCATGGGTATTTTGGATAAAAGGAGGAAGCAGCGCGCTAAAGGGGGATAAGCGATGTCTGATTGCGGTGTAACGTCGTCTTTTATCAAAGAGTTTTGTGTTTTCAGATCGTCTGCTGACAGAACCTACAAGAACTCCGCTGGCAAAAGGATGCAGTGGATTCTTGATCTGCGGTTGGCCATGTTGGATGGCCGCATTCTCCATGAGGTAGCCAGCCAATTTTGGGACATGTTTGGCGACATAGATTGCCAGCTTGCCGGTATTGAAATGGCCGGTATCCCATTGGTGTCGGCCATTGCTCTTGAAGGGCACAGGCGCGGCAAAGATGTCTCTGCCCTTATTGTTCGCGTCAAACGCAAGAAGCACATGGCGGCTGAGATCATTGAAGGTGCGCCAAACGGCAAACCGATCCTCCTGATAGATGACGCGCTCAATTCTGGCCGCAATGCTGAGCTTGCTAGGAAGAAGCTTGAAGCCATAGGCCTAAAGGTTGCCGGTCTGTTCTGCATTGTTGATTTCCGGTCTAATGCTGGCATCCATTGGCGCGTAAACAACAAGGTAGAGGTTACCAGCCTTTTGGATTTAGGCAGTTTGAACCTTCAATACTCCCGATCTCATGCCCCCCTTGCAGACTACGAGATCAAATGGTCGTTTGCGGCCCCCAATCCTAAGCTTGACTTTGCGGTGGCCAAATCAACGCCTGTGATCTTTGAGGACAAGATTATTTTTGGCTCGGATTCAGGGATTGTGTGGGGCGTTGAGAAGAACACAGGACGTATTTGCTGGCAATTTAAGACCAATGACCGCACTGGTAAGGGAGTCCTGTCTTCTCCCGTTGTTCGGAACGGAAATGTCTATTTCGGTTCCTATGATGGCGGTTTGTACTGCCTAGACGCAAAGACTGGGCGTCAGGTATGGGCAAGCATGTGCTGCAATTGGATTGGCTCAAGCCCAGCGGTCCATGGTGACAAGATCTATGTTGGTTTGGAGTACAGAAGCTCAACGCAGGGCGGCAAAATAACTTGTTTTGACCTAAAAGGTCAGATTTTGTGGACTAAACCGACCGTCAAACCCCTGCATTCCTCACCAATCATCCATAGCCATGGCGGCAACGACTATCTGATCACTGGCACCAATGATTGCGACCTGTTTGCGCTTGATCCGGCCACTGGCGATGTTATTTCGCACGTTAAAACAGGCGGTCCAACCAAATACCATTGCGCTGCATGGGGTAACCGGGCTGTGGCCTGCGCTTTTGATGCGATCTATGTCTGGAACTATCTGACTGGGGACGTTCTCCTTAAGTTAGAGACCGAAGACATCAATTATTCCAGACCTTTAGTGGTTGGGGACATAGCATTTTGCGGGTCTGCTGATGGCAACCTCTACATGATCAACATGCGGTCCTGCGAATTGGTTGGACAGATTGATGTGGAGGAGAAGATTCATTCCTCACCAGCGCTCATTGGCGGACTGGTCTGGGTTGGGACATCAGCGGGAGAGCTGATCGCAATCGACCCCATAAACTTTGAAATGATGTACCGATTTGCCTTTCCAGAGCGCATAACGTGTACACCCGTGTCAGATGGGAATTTAATCTTTGTTTACACCTACGATAACCGCATTTGGGCTATATCCAAGAAGTAGTCCCGCCGCTTTTCTTGTGATAGTGTCTGAATAGGCAATTCGCCAACGGGGACGCCCGTAATCCTGGTACTAGGAGTCGTCATGTCAGATATGGCAAAACAGGCCCGTGCGGCCATGAAAGCTAAGGCTCAGCGCCTTGGCGGTGATCGCCCAACCGAAAAAGTTGATTCGTCCACTTTTACGCCCCCGGAGCTTTTGAACAGCGATGTGCAGACCGGCATGCGTCCGATCTCGCGCCGTGCGTACAAGGCTGGCGGCAAGGTTCAGGGCGCTAAGGGTCCTGCTAACATGGGCAAAGCTCCCCGGTCTGGCAGCAAGCCTATGACGGCTGATTCCATGGTCAATAAGGACATGAAGGAAGCCAATCAGGAGCGCGAAGGCATCAAGCACATTGGTGGCCTGAAGTCTGGCGGTCGCACCAAGAAAATGGGTGGCGGTCCTTTGCCCGCAAGCATTGGCAATGCCCAAGCCATGATGGACAGGGCCAAGGCTACCTCTAGCGTCCCGATCACCAACCTTGGGTCTCAGACCAGGCCGGGGTCAAACAGGTTTAAGCAGGCTACCGGCTTGAAGAAGGGTGGCGCTGCTAAGCATGACGACGTTAAGGAAGACACGGCGCTCATCAAGAAGATGGTGAAGCCGTCTGCCCGCACCGGCAAAATGGGCGGTGGCCTTGCTGGTCTTCTTGGCGGCGTTGGTGCTGGCATTGCTGCGGACGAAATGGGCCGCGACAAGGATGAAAAAAAGCATGGTGGCCGCACCGGCAAAGACATGGGCGGCGAAGCCGACATGGGCGGCGACGATGGCTTTAAGAAGGGCGGTCGTGCCAAGCGCGCTGGCGGAGGGGCCAATAAGGACAAAGGTTCTTACTGGGAAAATGCTGGGTTAACAGCCCCGGAACAAAAAGTTATAAATGCCCTTAAAAGCCATGGGAATAATTATACCAGAATAGGTGGCGTAATTCATGGGATTGAGCCGGGTGGGCAAATGTCAGAACCTATTGGCACTAGTGTCCCAAAGCTTCGCGAATGGCTTGGTTACAAAGAAGGTGGCCGTGCCAAACGGGCTACCGGAGGTCAGGTTTTTTCTGGCTCTGGCTATCCCGGCAAAGTTCCCGGCGTAGTGCCCGGCGGTCGCACTGCCCATGCTCGCGGCGGCAAGGCTGGCAAGAGTAGGGGCAAGGGCAAGACCAACATCAACATCGTCATTGCTTCCGGCAAGCCTGCTGGCCCCGGCGACATGATGGGCAACCCAATGGGCGGGCCAACCAGCCCTCCCGGCATGGATGGGATGCCCGGTGGCATGCCTATCGCTGTGCCGCCTCCTGCTGGCGGTCCTCCCGGTGGCGCTCCTATGCCTATGCCTATCCCGATCCCAATGCCGGGTCCGGCTGGCCCTGCTGGCCCTCCCGGCATGCCTATGCCCCGGAAGTCTGGTGGCCGGGCATATCGCTCCTATGAGGACATGGATGCCGGTGCTGGCTCTGGTAAGGGCCGCTTGGAAAAGGCTGAGATTGCAGAGAGCAAGCGTAGCGCTCGCAAGGTTGGTGGCCGCACCTATAGTTCTTACAAGGACATGGATGCTGGTTCCGGTGGTGGTTTTGGCCGACTTGAGAAGGCCGAGATTGCTTCAAAGACTGCCCGTATAGAGAAGGGCAACTACTGAGTTTGCGGCCAATGCGCGCTTAGGCCGCAAATTGGGTGGAGATGCGATCCCCCTTCGTGTCTCCACCCTCCAATCATAAGGGGGAACTGTCAGGGGGCAGTTATGAAAACCACATATCAAGCCTACTACCAATATGAACTGAAGAAACTGATCCATGAGAACATCGAGAGACTGAAAGAAGGTCTCGTAAGTTCTTATCAAATCGAAGGTTTTGACTTTTCGGGCTACCGACACCAAGTAGGTAGGGTCGAAGGACTTCGCTTGGCTCTCCAGCTTTGCGAAGATGCAGAAGCCATTGTAAATGGCAAAGAGTAGGGGGATTAAGCATGCCGTATATGCAGATGGAACATGAAACCGATCCGGCTCAAAGCCTGAAGAATGACCTGGGGGACATTTCAGACGTTGAAGTCTTCAACAATCAGATACTGGTGGCGGTCTACATCCGCCCTCAGAAGACAAGAAGTGGAATCATACTCACTGACAAAACAACTGAAGAAGACCGTTACCAGTCCAAGGTAGGTTTGGTTGTCAAGAAAGGCCCGCAGGCCTTTTTGGACAAGTCTGGTGAATGGTTCAAGGGTATCTCAATCGAAGAAGATGATTGGATCGTGTTCCGCCCGGCTGACGGTTGGAGCATTGTCGTCAACAATGTCCTGTGTCGCATGATTGACGATGTCAATATCAAGGGTCGCATAAGCCACCCTGACCAGGTCTGGTAAGGAGAAAAACCATGGCAGAAGCAGAAGAGACATTAGAATTTAGACTGGACGACGCACCTAAAATGGATCGAACAAAAGACAGCGAAGCCGTTGTTGAAATTGTTGATGATCCCGTTTCTCCGGATGATGGAAAACCGGAGAAGGATGTCGATAAGGCTCTGAAAAAGCTCAATAAAAAGCTTGATGAGGAGCGCAAGGCCCGCATGGAAGCTGAAGCTGTGGCTAGGCAAGCTACAGAACAGGCCCGTGTCCTCCATAATGAAGCCAGCGACAGCAATCTGCACCTTGTCAGCGGCGCTATCGAGTCAGTTAGGCGCGATCAGGAGATCTTAAAGTCTCAGCTTCGCGATGCTATGGCCATTGGCGACTATGACAAAGCCGCTGATGTGCAGGAGCAGATGGCTTCTAACATCACAAATCTGCGTCAACTTGAGCGCGGCTTTGACGAGATGAAGCAGCAGCCAAGGTTGCAGCCGCAAGCTGCTCCCAGCTCTGAGGTTGATGTTGACTATCTAATCAACAACGTCACCCCAAGGTCTGCCGAATGGTTGCAGCGGAACCGTGAGCATGTCTCAGATGCTCGCGCTATCCGTGTGATGAAGCGAGCCCATGAAGACGCAGTGGACTACGGCATTGCGCCGGAGTCTGATGCCTATTTCCAGTTTGTAGAGAACCGGATGGGCATTGGTGGAGACAACCGGAAGTCCATACCAGAAGTAGACAACGTCATGTCTTCAGCGGCTTCCAGCACCCAGAGGCGCTCTGCGCCGCCATCGGCTCCTGTTTCGCGTCAGCCAATTGATTCGCCAAACCGTCCGGGGGTCATCCACCTGACGGCAGCGGAGGTTGAGGCTGCGCGAATCAGTGGGATCACCCCACAGGAGTACTACAAAAACAAAACGCGCGACTCTGGTCGCCTGAACTAAGGAGAAAACCATGTCTGATACAGCAAAACGTCGCGGTCGCCCGCCCAAAACCCTTTCTGAGGCTATTGCAGACAACAATCTGCCGTCAGAAGCCGATAACTTTGCACCGGCAAGGGATCGCCCAACCATGCGACCAGTTATGCGTGAAGAAGATCCCAGGGTGTCCGCTGCCCGCCGTGCTGCGGAAATTCGCGGGCATTTGGGGAATATGGATGAGGGTGAGGACAAGTTCCGGGCTCCTCCTGCTCCTCCCGGCTGGGAATACGAGTGGAAGCGCCGCCTTCTCCTTGGTCAGGAAGACCCGTCATATCAGGTATCACTTGCGCGAATTGGCTGGGAACCTGTCCCGACCTATCGCCACCCTGAAATGATGCCTTTGCAGGGTAACCACCCGACAATTGAGCGTGATGGGATGGTTCTCATGCAGCGTCCGGGCATAATTTCGGATGAAGCGCGCGCAATGGAGCTGAGCAGGGCCAGAGGCCAAGTTCGCGTGAAAGAACAGCAGCTTAACGCGACACCGGATGGCACTTTGACCCGTGACCATCCCAGTGCCCGGCCCCAAATCAAGAAGGGCTACGAGCCAATTCCTGTCCCGGAAGGCTAAAATAAAACAATTAAGGGGCTGGCCAAAAACCGGCCCCTTTACATTTGTGATTTATAGATGTAATTTTTGCTTCGAAGCCTTTGCAGGCTCATCTGTCCCCCGGCGCGGACAGCTAACTCATCCCTGGTTCCTAATCTCCCCGGCGCGAGATGACGAGCTTCCTGTAAAAAGGAGATTCCGTCATGGCGAACACGCAAGCCTATAACGGTTTCAGTCAGTATAAGGGGAATGGCTCTGCTCCGACCTATGAACAGGTCGTTGCCACCATTCAGTCCACCAATACCACTGCAATTTACTTTGGCGATCCCGTTGAGCCCAACGCCGCTGGCTATATCATCCAGGGCACTGGCTCGCTCACCGTTGCCGGTGTTTTCGTTGGTTGCAAGTATCTCTCGACAAGCCAGAAGCGCACTGTTTGGTCTAACTGGTGGCCGGGCGCTGACAATACGGGCAATGTTGAGGCCTACATCATCAACGATCCCAATGCTCAGTTCGTTGCGTCTGGCGACACCTCCACCTCTCTGTGGGTGCAGGCTGCCATCAACGCCAACTGCGGCTACGCGATTGGTACGGGCAATACCGCAACTGGTATTTCCGGCGCTTATCTCGACTCCACCACCATCAACACCACTTCAACTCTGCCGTTCCGCGTTGTCGGGTATGTCGTTGATCCCCCTGGGGCTCCCGGCACCGAGACTGGCGCGTATCGTAAGGTCATCGTCGCTTTCAATAGCGTCTCGACCAAGCAGCTTACCGGCATCTAAGGGAGTAAGGACCAATGGCTGTCAATCTCAGTTCCATTAAAGACCTTCTCCTCCCCGGTCTCCGTGGCGTTGAAGGCAAGTACGAGCAGATCCCTGCGCAGTACGACAAGATTTTCACCAAGCATGAGTCGAAGATGGCTCTTGAGCGTACCGCTGAAATGCGGTTCCTTGGCTTGGCCCAGCTTAAGACCGAAGGCGGTCAGACTGCCTTTGATAACGGCGCTGGTGAGCGCTACATCTACAATCAGGAGCATACCGAAATTGCTCTTGGTTATGCCATCACTCGCAAGGCGATTGATGACAACCTGTACAAGACCCAGTTCATGCCTTCGAACCTCGGCCTGATTGAATCTTTCCATCAGACCAAGGAAATCTACGGCGCGAACGTCTTGAACACGGCGACGACCTATAACGCCTCTGTTGGCGGCGACGGTGTGGCTCTTTGCTCCGCTTCGCATCCTATCGATGGTGGTACGGTCTCCAACCTTCCGGCAACTCCCGTTGACCTGAATGAGTCGACCCTGCTGAATGCGATGATTGGCATCAGGACGGCGTTCAAGGACCAGGCTGGTCTGAAGATCTTCGCCCGTGGCCGCAAGCTCATCGTTCCTCCGCAGCTTGAGCCGGTTGCTATCCGCCTCACCAAGACGGAACTCCGTCCGGGCACTGCGGACAATGATGTCAATGCGATCATGATGACTGCGGGCGGTCTGTCCGAAGGCTACATGGTCAACGACTTCTTGACCTCTGCTCGTGCATGGTTCCTGCTGACCAACATTGACGGTCTCTCCTATATGGAGCGTGTCAAGTTTGAATCAGACATGCAGGTTGACTTTGTTACCGATAACTTGCTGGTTAAGGGCTACGAGCGTTACAGCTTTGGCTACTACAACTGGCGCGCTATCTGGGGCAGCTTCCCGACCTAAGGCTAACGGGCGGCGTCACAAGCGCCGCCCTTCATCTAGGACTCACAGTCGCGTTGACCGGCCTAGCGGACGCTGCACAAGACAACGCGACGACTCGTGCAGGAGGCCTTTATGGCTACTTCTACTTTCACTGGCCCTCTCAAGGCTGGCGATGTTCTTAATACGACCGGCACCACTGCCGGTACGGTTAAGAATGTTGGCTTCGTCGAAATGGCGCAGTTTGCTACCGTTACGCAGTCGGCTACCGCTGCGGCAACGACCATCGTAATCCCAGCCAACAGTTTGATCACTTCGATTGACCTGTTTGTTACGGCTGCCTGGACCAGCGCAACGACGACATACACTATCAGCGTCGGCACCTCCGCCACGGCCACTGAACTGGTTGCGGCGACGAATGCCAATGCTATTGGTCTTCTCTCGCTCACCCCCGGCACAGATGCTACCCGCACTGGTGTTTGGCTCAATACCGGAACTACGGATGACATCATCTATGTTCTGTCCGGTGCGCTGAGTGCCACTGCCGGTACAGGCACTCTTGTCGTTCGTTATATTCAAGCAGCTAACGCTTAAGCCATAGGAGGCTTCTATGAAGGGTAAAGGTCAGCACAAACTTGGGAACCCGTCGCCTAAGGCTCCTGGCGGCGATTTCTACGCTGGTGGTCAGTCCGAAGTTGCTAAGGAATCCAAGGACAAGACCGAAGGTTTCAAGCGCGGCGGCAAGACCGTCAAGATGGATGGCAAGAAGGCCAAGGCTGATATGGGTCGTATGCCCCGGATGAGCGGTGGCAAGGTCATGTCGTCTGCTGCGGCTGGTACGCCGCGCGGCAAGTCTTCTCACTACTAAGATCTCCTCCCGATCTGATGTGAGACTTACGGGGGCGCATGCGCCCCTGTATTGCTATAGGGGATAGCCATGAGTGGTGCTTGGACACGCAAAGAAGGCAAGAACCCTGAGGGTGGGCTTAATGAGAAGGGCCGGGCGTCTCTGCGCGCTCAAGGCCATGATATTAAGCGTCCTCAACCAGAAGGGGGCTCGCGAAAGGACAGTTTCTGCGCTAGAATGACCGGAATGAAGCGAAAGCTGACTGGATCTGCAAAAGCTGCTGACCCGGATAGCCGCATCAACAAGTCTCTTCGCGCTTGGGATTGCTGACATGGACAAGCCTTTCTGGGAAAAAGATGCTCCAAAAGATGCTAAAGTGAAGCATCTTGATCGAAAGCAGAAGCAGTCGGCTAAGGCCATGGCTAGGGCTGCCGGAAGGCCTTATCCCAATCTGGTAGATAATGCCGCTGCGGCTCGCGCGAAGGGAAAATAACATGCAATACCAGGCGCTCACTAAAACCAGCACAGGCCGCAGCGGCATTTGCGTTGTTGACGACTTCCAGACCCCCTTCAACATTGGCGTTGCCGTCACGCTGAGTTCGACCGCAACATTCACGGTTGAGTACTCGCTCGATGACCCAACTGTTGCCGGTTACACGGCAGCCGCAGCAAATTGGTTTGTAGCCCCAGGGTTCACCTCTGGCTCGGCTGCCGTTGCAGGGGCGATCACTATCCCTTGTCGCGCCATCTGCATCAATGCGTCGGCCAATGCGGGCACCATCACTGCTAATATCGTTCAGGCTGGGCCTGCCTAATGGCGACAAGCGGCACATACACTTACAATCCCGGCTTAGGCGAGATTACGCTCTATGCGTACAATCTCATTGGGATTCGTAATACTGCTGTGCTTCAGGAGCATATGCAGTCGGCCCGCATGGCCGCAAACATGATGCTGTCCCGCTGGTCCAACCAAGGGGTCAACCTGTGGGCCGTGGATCTAATCACTGTGCCTTTGGTGGCCGGGCAGAAGACCTATTCGGTCGATGCTAACACGGTCGTCATGCTGGATACCTACATCCAGACAGACAATGGCAACGGGCAGCCAGTTGATAGGTTGATTTTGCCTGTTAGTCGTACCGAGTATGCATCATATCCTAACAAGGATCAGGAAGGCTTTACGACGACCTACTGGTTTGACAGGCTCCTGTCGCCGAATGTGACGCTCTGGCCGGTCCCTGATGGGACGACGACTTCGCTGAAATACTACCGGGTTCGCCAATTGCAGGACTCCAATCTGCAAAATGGCCAACAGGTTGAGATCCCATATCTCTGGATGGAGGCCTTTGCCTACGGCTTGGCCCAGCGCTTGGCTACAATCTGGTCTCCGGACAAGGTGGCGATCTTGAAGCCTATGGCTGATGAGGCCTATCAGATTGCCGCCGCCCAGAACATCGAAACAGCCCAGCAATACATCTCGCCAATGATTTCCGGCTATTTCCGGTAAGGAGAAGCCATGGGCTACGCTTCACAGGCTGGTAGAGCCAAAACTAGCTCCACAAACCCCCAAGCGCATGCGATATGCGACAGGTGCGGGTTTCGGTACAACCATGTCAATCTCCGCTGGCAGTATGACTGGCGCGGCGCATCCTTGCAGAATCTGCGTCTTCTGGTTTGCAGCACGTGCTATGACGCGCCCCAAGAGCAGCTTCGCGCCATTGTGGTTCCGGCAGATCCTACACCGATTGTGAACCCCAGAGTGCAGGACTTCGTCACTGCTTCGCAGGACACGCGCGTCACATCTGGCCAGAACACAGTCGATCCGACTACTGGCATACCTGTTCCTGGTGGGGACACCCGTATCACTGAAGCTGATCAGACCCGTGTCACCCAGCAAACTGGCGAACCTCCGAACGGTCTTAATACTCGTCCGGGCACCGATCCCAATGCTCCCGGTGACAACGATCCGGGACTACCTTATAACAATGACACAGTTCCAGAGACAGGGCCGTTGACATGAGCGTCAAACAAATACCCAACCTTACGGCGGCTACATCTCTCAACGGAACTGAGCAGTATGAGGCCGTCCAGTCTGGAACATCTGTCAGGGTAACCACCGCTCAGATTGGCGCTTACATCAATACGCAATATCCTGCGCCCGGCATCTCTTCTGTCACTGCAAGCTCGCCCCTGACCTCCAGCACCGTGTCTGGTGCCGTGACGATTTCCCTCCCCAGCCAGAGCATTACCAATGCTTTCCTTGCCACAATGGCGGCTGGTACGGTTAAGGCAAATCTAACTGGGTCAGCGGCTACGCCAACTGATGTGACCCCCAGTGCCATTCTTGATACGTTTGGGACATCAACCGGCTCCTTGGTCTATCGCGGAGCATCTGACTGGGCAGCGCTTCCTCCAGGCACAAACACCTATCTTTTAACATCAACTGGGACTTCTACCGCCCCTTCTTGGCAGGCCCTTTCTGTCCCCTCCGGAAGCATAACCCCTACTGGCGTGACGGCTGGGACATATGGGACGGCAGCATTTGTCCCTCAATTCACTGTTCTTGCCAGCGGCCAGATCTCCAGCGTCACCAATACGGCCATCGCGATCAACGTGTCAGCGGTCTCTGGCCTAGCCCCATCGGCTACGATTGACACAACGAACGCGAGCAACATCACCAGCGGGAACCTTGCTGCGGCTCGCTTTAGTAGCACAATCTCCGCTGCTTTGGATTCGGCTGCTGGTGCTACGCAGGGCAGCATCCTTTACCGAAATGCTTCTGGCTGGATCGAGCTTGGGCCGGGAACTGCCGGTCAGATTCTTCAGACCCAAGGCGCTGGCGCTAATCCTGTCTGGTTCTCTGTCTCCACTGGCGGCTCTGTTGCACAGGTCAATTCAGGGACGGGCCTGACGGGTGGGCCTATCACCACTGTCGGAACGCTTAGCATTGCCAGTACCGGGGTCACCGCTGGCTCATATGGCTCGTCTTCTGCTGTGCCTTCGATTGCGGTCAATGCGCAGGGCCAGATCACCTCTGTCAGCAATACGACGATCAATGCCGTCACTCTGACGACTGGCACGATCAGCACCCTCCCATCCAATGGGACCGACATCGCCAACAAGGATTATGTCGATAGTGTCGCGCAGGGCCTGAACTTCCACCCTGCCTGTAACTACGGGTCCACTGCCGCCCTTCCTTCCTACACCTACAACAACGGTGCTTCTGGCGTCGGTGCGACGATCACAGCCGTTGCCAACGGCGCGCTAGTCTTGGACGGCAAAACCTTTACTAGCCCGGCGGACCTTGGCCTGCGTGTTCTAATCAAGGACGAAACGGCTGGGAACGCTCCCTACAACGGTGCTTACACCGTCACTGCAACTGGTGCTGCCGGTGCTGTGTTTGTTCTGACACGCGCTACTGACTATGACACCTCTGGCACCGGCACCAATGAGATCGATGCTGGTGACTTCCTGTTGATCCTTTCCGGCTCGACTCTTGCTAACACCTCCTGGGTCCAGCAGACACCGCTCCCCATCGTTGTCGGCACAACTGGAATCGCTTTTACGCAGTTTGGCGCTCCTATCCTGTACTCCGCAGGGACCGGGCTGTCTCTGGCAGGGAATGTCTTCAGCATCGCCAATACTGCTGTGACAGCCGGGGCTTATGGCTCGGCGTCGTCTGTCGGCACGTTTACCGTCAATGCGCAGGGCCAGCTTACACTGGCCGGAAGCACTAGCATCGCGATTGATGCGTCTCAGGTCACTTCTGGCACGTTCACTGTCGGGCAGGGCGGAACGGGTGCGGTCTCGCTCACCGGCTACCTAAAAGGCAATGGCACAAGCGCCTTCACTGCTGTCAGCACCATCCCAAGCTCGGACATCACCGGCCTTGGCACGATGGCGGCGCAGAACTCCAATTCTGTCACCATCACTGGCGGCACGATCAATGCGACTGCGATTGGCGGCACAACGCCTTCCACTGGTGCCTTTACGACGCTGGGTGCCACAGGGGATGCAACCCTAGCTACCATCATTGCTGGCACATGGAATGGCTCTACAATTGGTGTCGCATATGGCGGCACTGGCCTGACAACGGCACCAGCTAATGGCGCGTTGCTCATTGGCAATGGCACAACCTACACATCTGCCACCCTGACGGCAGGCACGGCTATCAGCGTCACCAACGGCTCTGGCTCGATCACCGTTAACAATACTGGCGTCACATCCGCTGTGGCTGGGGCTGGCGTGACAGTCAGTGCCGGAACTGGCGCTGTGACTTTCAGCATTGGTCAGGATGTGGCTACATCAAGCGCAGTCACCTTCGCATCTCAGACAATCAGCGGAAGCTCGCAAATCTCTTCTTTGGGTGTTGGCACTGCTGCCTCTGGCACTGCTGGCGAAATCAGGGCGACAAACGCTGTCACCGCCTACTATTCAGACGACCGCCTGAAGACCCGCAAGGGCAACATTCAGAACGCCCTAGCCAAGGTTGAATTCCTCAACGGCTTCAACTATGAAGCAAATGAAATCGCGCAGGCTCTGGGCTACAAGGTCAAGCCGGAAGTCGGCGTCTCGGCGCAGGAAGTTCAGGCTGTCATGCCTGAAGTTGTTGTGCCTGCCCCTATTGATGAGAAGTACCTGACGGTTCATTATGACCGCATGGTCCCGCTTCTCATCGAAGCTATCAAAGAACTGTCCGCCAAGGTCAAAGAACTGGAGACGAAATAATGGCTACCGCTCTCGTAAGCACTGGGGTTCAGTTCCCTGACGCCACCATCCAGACCAGCGCCGCAGCGCCGTCACCTACCGGCTCGATCACCATCGCGTCTGGCAGTTCTAGCCGTGTTCTCGGCGCGTCAGGAACTGGCTCTACTGCCACTCTCACGTTTTACCCTAGTTACACCATCCCTGCCGGATCATCGGTTAATGTTGCGGGCATAACACCTACTGGCTACAACAATTCTTCCGCTATAGTCACGGCATCGTCTACCATTTCTTTTTCCGCCACAGGCTCGATTTCCGGCACTACGCTGACAGTTTCCAGCGTGACTGGAACTGTCTCCATTGGGCAGACAATTACCGGCGCTAGCGTCTTAGGGAACACATATATAACCGCTGGAAGCGGGACGACTTGGACGGTCAGCCTATCTCAAACAGTTCCTTCGACAACCATTACTGGTTCTTGCGGCTCGGTGTCCTATGCCAATACAACCACCGGGTCTTTGACTGTTGCTGGGACAGTTGCAGTCTTCCCGCCCGGATACCTACCTTGTGATGGCTCTATCTATACAAGGACTTCCTATCAAGCACTTGCTGACTTAGTTGGTACCCCGGTAAATTTCACCACCCCTACAGTTATTAATTCTAGCTTAGGGGCATTTGCCACTGCCAACACCCTTACAAGTGCAAACAATGTTATTTTTGGAAACGGGACCGTTGTTGCAAATTCGCAAAATGCGGCTGTTGCAAACGCTTACAGGTCAAGCACTGATGGTGGCGTTACATGGTCTCTTAACACGGGATGGAACGTCACCACTTATACAGGTGTCGTTCAAGTTATTCACGGCAACGGCGTCTATGTTTCTACTGGAAACTACAACTCAGCGGCTAGCACTGTTTACGCGACCTATGGCTCAACTCCGACAGGCATAAGCAACAGGGCTGCTGTTTACACAAACGCATCTTATGACTCCTCTGGCATCTCTACGATAGCTTTTGGCGGAACATCCAATTTGTTTGTGGCATATATTGCTGTCGCTAACCCCTGCACATACGGGAACGCGGTCGGTTATTCCAGCAGCAATGGTTCAACTTGGACCGCAATTACTATGCCAGCCACCTATGCGGCTCCTCTATACAATCTACAGGCTAATGCTTACGGCTTTATAAGCGTAGTTACTAATACCGTTTATTGGTCTGCAACTGGCACTGGAAGCTGGGTCAATATCACTTCAAATTTTTCAGGGACTGTTAACCCCCAGAGCGTTTCAGCCACTAACAAGCTGTTTATTGTTAGGTCTAGCACTGGCATTTACACTAGTGTTACGGGTGCAACTGGGACATGGACTTTGATGCCTGATGCCAGAGGCCTTATATCGGCATCCGTTGCTGTTGCCGCCGTGCGGTGGTACTGGAATGGGCAGGCTTACCTGACCAATACCGGTCTTATCACAACGGACCTTGTGAATTATTCTTATTCAAATTTGGGCACTACTGCTACCGGAAGCGTCTACGGCAACGCTGCCATATATAATAATTCTTTTGTTTGGAACAACAGTTCTCCCGGTTCTATTAATTCCTCTAACAGCAATTCATATACTGCCGCAACCCAGTTCCCTGTCCCCAATCTTGGTAGTGCCTATTATGGAAACAATCAAGTTAACGGTGGTTTAGTTCAAGGTTCGTACTTCATCAAAACGTGAGGTTGGATATGTTAGACGCCGTGATCCGTGAGTATAATAGGTACTGCTACTCCACCGGCAACAGCCGGGTGATAGGCCTGATGGAGGGAATCCCCCCCATGTGGACGGATGCTCCATTCCCTGAAATCCCTTCGGGACAGTTCGCCATGTTTGTGCATGGCGGCTGGATCATAACACCCAACCCGCAGAGTGATCCTCCTGCACAAGAGTTAGAAGCTGCGCCGCTTCTCAAGCCAAGAGATGTCATAGCGGCTGCGCAGAGCGGCATTACGGTGCTGTAATGATGACTTTAAAGCCTGTTAACTTTGGCAACCTCATGGGCAAGATGTACGACTTCCCGGAGGTCAACGATGTCCTTCCCATGCACACGCATGGTGAGGCTGACAACCATATCTCAGTCGTCTCCAAGGGTTCCTTCAAGGCTCATGGAGATGGATGGGAGATGATAATAACAGCAGGCAATGTGGTTGATTGGCCAGCCAATCAGGCGCATGAATTTATCGCTCTTGAGCCGAACAGTCGGCTGGTCAACATCACCAAGAGCTAACAAAGGGGGTCTAAATGGATAACTTGACTGTCACGCTTCCGGTTCAGGCTTGGAACAACATCCTTGCGGTTTTGGGGGACCGCCCGTTCAAGGACGTTGCAGATCTTGTCATGTCGATCAAAGCCCAAGCGGAAGCTCAGTTGGCTGCCAAAGCTGACGAGCCAGCGCCTGTCGCTGAAGCTGCTTAAGGAGACTTGGCACTGTGGATCAGACAACCATCAATCTGGCCATTGGTGCCGCTCTTGCAGTTGCTGGATGGTTTGCCCGCATCCTGTGGGAAGCCGTCCAGTCACTCAAGTCTGATGTTCATCAAATTGAAGTGGACTTGCCAGTAAACTACGTTCGCAAGGACGACATGGACAAGCGCATGGACCACATCGAAACGATGTTCCAACGCATCTATGACAAGCTGGATGGGAAGGCCGACAAGTGATCAGCGCAGACACCCTCACCAAGCCGGTAGCTGCTGTGACAGCGATCATGGCAATGATTGGTGGTGGATACTCGCTGTACGATAAGGTCAAGTTACCTCCCAAGGACATTCTTCAATGGGATGCGGAACACTTTAGCATCACCAATGGGCCTGCCTCTGGCTCGTTCAAGGTGGTCGTAGCCCGCCAGAAAATTCGGGATGACTGCACAGTTGAAGATTTCAGCCTTGAGGTTCGTGACTCGGACTACATGGTTCACAAGGCACTGCCGTCTGTTGCCAAGTTTTCTGGCCCAGCCAGCCCAACGGTAGATAAATTTGGCTACACAATGACGGTTGAAAAACCAGAAGGCGTTGCCCTTGGCGGCGCAAAGCTGATCGCCCGCATCATGTACAAATGCCCTGAAGGCAATGTTGTGATTGCATATCCTGACCACAAAAACCTGACCTTTAACATTGAGGGGCGATAGATGGACCTATTAAAACAATTTGGCCCACTGCTCAGCCAGGTTGCTCCTACCATCGCAACTGCCCTTGGTGGCCCACTGGCTGGGGTTGCCGTCAAGACGCTTTCGAGCGCTCTCTTTGGGCATGAGGATGGCACTGAGGAGCAAATATCGGAGGCCATGTCCAGCGCCTCCCCTGACCAGCTTGCCGCCATCAAGAAGATCGACGCTGACTTCAAGGTCCAAATGAAGTCTCTGGACATTGACCTTGAGCGCATCGCTGCCGGTGACCGTGATAGTGCCAGGCAGATGCAGCGCGAGACCAAGGATTGGACCCCTAAGGCTTTGGCCTTCTTCATCACGTTTGGGTTCTTTGGAGCGCTGATCTGGATCATGGTGTTTGGCATCCCCCAGACAGGAACGGAAGTCCTTCTAATGATGCTGGGGTCGCTCAGCACCTCATGGACCGGCGTTGTGCAATTTTATTATGGCTCGTCTGCTGGCTCCAAGGCCAAGAACGACCTACTTGCTGCAAAGGACAAGTGACATGAAAGAGAACTGGGATGACAGTTTCGCCGCCGTTTTGAGGCATGAGGGTGGGTTTGTGAACCACCCAAAAGATCCAGGTGGCATGACGAATTTGGGTGTTACCAAGGCTGCTTGGGAAAGTTACGTTGGCAAGACGGTAGACGAAGCCTTCATGCGCTCCTTAACGCCTGAAGTGGTGAAGCCTTTCTACAAGGCCATGTATTGGGACAAGATCAAGGGTGATCAGCTTCCTGCCGGGGTGGATTACGCCGCCTATGACTTGGCTGTTAATTCGGGCGTTGGCAGGGCGGCCAAGTTCCTACAGACAATTGCTGGCGTCACGGCGGACGGTATCCTCGGCCCCAAGTCTATGGGTGCCATCAGGGAGTGCGACCCTGAACAGGCGGTTGATGCCCTCTGCGACATGCGTTTGGACTTCCTCAAGCGCCTGCCTACGTTTGACACGTTTGGCAAAGGCTGGAGCCGCCGAGTTGCGGAAGTGAAAGACAAGGCGTCTGGCATGGCGTAAATTGCTGAGCGGTGATATAAAGGGCGGATCAAGAGGTTACCCATGACCACAGGTCTCACTTATTCGCAATATGTCACCCAGATCGCTACGATGGCGGTTGTTGCGGAGACTGATCCTGCGTTTGTGACAATCCTCCCGCAGATGATCACCTACGCCGAAAACAGGATGTATCGTGACATCGACTTTATGTTCACTTCGACTTCTCTGCATGGCGTCAGCTTTGTCTTGACTGCTGGCAATAGAAACTTGTCGTTTAACATAAACTTGGCTTCCAATATTGATTCGCAGGCAGGCACATTTGTTGTCAGTGAACAGATCAATTTGCTGACAGACGCTGCGGGCAATGCCTCTACAACCACAAATCCAGATGCCTGCGTTCGCGTCCCTCTTTTGCCAACGACAAAAGAGTTCTTGGACGCCGTCTATGGTTCGTCTTTGGCTGCAAATTGGGGCCAGCCCCAGTATTTTGTGCCGTTCAACGAGACGTTGTTCTTTGTTGGTCCTGTCCCCAACCAAAACTACCCGGTGGAGGTTGTAGGCACATACCGCCCCAACAGCCTTTCTGCGACTAATACGACGACCTTCATCAGCCAGTACCTCCCTGATGTGTTCATCATGGCCTCTATGATCTACATCTCTGCCTACCAGAGGAACTTTGGGCGGGCTAATGATGACCCTCAAATGGCCATAACTTACGAGAGCCAGTACCAAGCGCTCCTGAAGAGTGCAGTTGTTGAAGAGGCTCGCAAAAAGTTTGAAGCAACTGCATGGTCTTCACAATCTCCATCTCCTGTTGCTACTCCAAGCAGGGGCTAACACATGCCCCATCAATCGCTCAAAATTCTGCCGGGTGTCGATCAGAATAAGACACCGGCCCTCAATGAGGCGGCTATTTCTCAGAGCCAGCTTGTCAGGTTCATCCCTGACAGGACACTGGTTGGGCTTGTCCAGAAGCTAGGCGGTTGGACGAAGTTCTTCTCCAATGCCATAGCTTCGACTGTAAGGTGCCTTTGGGCTTGGGAAGACACCAACTCCAATTCATATCTTGCGGTTGGGGCCGAAGCCTCCCTTCAGGTTATATCTGCGGGTAGCTCAACGGACATAACCCCAAAAGCGACAACCGTGAATGTCGCCGTCAATGCGACAACCGTGCTTGGCAGCAATGCTGTGGTCATTACAGACACCGGCAGGAACGTCAGCCAGTACGATGTCGTAGATATCCGGACGCAGATCAGCGTTGGCGGGCTCATACTTTTTGGCCAATACCCCTGCTACAACCCAACTGGCAGCGCCAATATCTACACAATTTACGCGACAGATCCGCTGGGGAATGCTGCGCCCGCCCTGTTCTCTACAACTACCCCTGTGGTCACAACAGGCGCTTCTGGCACTGGTGCCGTAGCTACGTTGACCTTCGCTGGGGCGTATGTCTTCCCAGTTGGGAGCATCATTACGGTCGCTGGTGTCACGCCCGCCGGGTACAACGGCGCATATGTTGTGACGGCCTCTTCTGCGGGCAGCGTCTCGTATGCGAGTGCGACAACAGGCGCGCAGACAGTTGCTGGGACTATTTCCAACAACGGTCTGGTCCCTCAATTTTCGACAACAATCAGCACTGCCAATATCACCGTCACCCTTGATAACCATGGGTATTTGGTTGGCGACACGTTCCCTGCTCTCATCGCTACCAGCGTTGGCGGCATTACGATCTATGGGAATTACACGGTTCAGAGCGTCACATCTGCGAGCGCGTTCGTCATCGGTTCAAGGACCTCTGCCACATCTACGGCTTCTGGCTATGAGAACGCTGGCTTGGCTCATTATGTTTACCGCAAGGGGATCACACCTCCTCCGGCAGGGCAAGGCTATGGCTACGGCCCCTACGGAAGCGGCGCGTATGGCTTAGGGATAACTCCTCCCGTCACCCCTGGGACAACGATTACAGCGATTGATTGGACGTTGGACAATTGGGGCGAGACACTTATTGCCTGCCCTCTGAATGGGCCGATATATGCATGGTCACCTACAACCGGCCAGCCGATTGGCACTGTGATCTCTGAGGCCCCCACCGTTAATGACGGCATGTTTGTCGCCATGCCACAGCGGCAGATCATTGCTTGGGGATCGACTTTCAATGGTATCAAGGACCCCCTCCTGATCCGTTGGTGCGATGTAGACAACTACGATCAGTGGATTGTCACGGTCACCAATCAGGCTGGCTATTATCGCATCCCCAAGGGATCTCGGATTGTCCAATGCATCCAAGCCGGGCAGCAGGGGCTTGTCTGGACTGACCTTGGCGTATGGGCGATGCAATACGTTGGGTCTCCCTATGTCTACCAGTTCAACGAGCTTGGAACAGGCTGCGGCCTTGTAGGCAGGAAAGCGGCTGCATCGGTCAACGGCGTCGTCTATTGGATGGGGCAGAGCCAGTTCTACAAATTGTCTGGCAATGGTGTAGAGCCGATCCGCTGTCCGGTTTGGGATGTTGTTTTCCAAGACTTGGATACGACAAACCTTGATCGCATCAGGGTTGCCCCAAACTCCCGCTTTGGCGAGATCACATGGTATTTCCCAACTTATGGGAATGGCGGCGAGAACTATGGCTACGTGAAGTACAACTATGTCCTTGAGCAGTGGGACTACGGCTCCAACTCTACAGCCAACCCCTATGTGGCAAGGACTGCTTGGATCAACGAATCTGTCCTTGGCGCTCCAATTGGTGCTGCCCTGAACAATTACATCTACCAGCATGAGACTTCGACAGACGCTGATGGCGTAGCGATGGATTCATATTTCCAAACTGGCTACTTCGTTCTCACCGAAGCTGATGTGAAGATGTTCATCGATCAGGTCTGGCCTGACATGAAGTGGGGCTACTACGGTGGGACGCAGGGTGCCAACGTCTTGCTGACTTTCTATGTCACAGACTTCGCCGGGCAGACGCCGATAGCGTATGGTCCGTTTACCCTGACGCAGGCCACAACCTACATCACCCCAAGGTTCCGGGGCCGTCTTGTCTCGATCAGGATTGAGAGCAATGACATCGGCTCGTTCTGGAGGCTTGGGAACTTCAGGTACAGGATTCAACCGGATGGGAAATTCTGATGCCCGCATCGCTTGACGATATCCTCACTACCCAAAAGAATGGCGTCGTTGCCATCAACGGTCTCAACCAGAGCCTAAGGCTAATTGAGGCTGATCTTCCGTGCATTTGCACCAATCTGGCGCTGCTCGTCACCGCTATCAACGGTGTGGCTGGCAACACATACCCATCAACTGTCAGCGCAACCATTGCTGCCTCAACAACAACCCTTTTGGTTGCCGGTACAGGCAAGCTGTTCAGCGTCTCCATCCCGGTACATGCCGGGTCTGCCCAAGTCTACGTCTATGACTCTGCGACCACTGGCGGGATATCGGCAGCAAACCTGATCTATGCATCCTTGCCCTCCAATGCCGCCTCCTTCACCCCTTACCAAGATGTGAGGCTGCCGTATAAGAATGGCCTAGTTCTGAAGACTGACGCCGGGATGAACTTCTGTGTCGGCTATACGCCAAATTAAGAGGACGCCATGCCGCTGAAAAAGGGTTCCTCCAATGCTGTTGTAAGTTCTAACATCCGAGAGCTTATGAAATCTGATCACCCGCAGAAGCAGGCGATAGCTATTGCTCTCAGCGAATCACGCAAGAAGCGGGCTACCGGCGGCAAGCTCAAGGCTATGGCCCCTCCCATCCCTTCGCCGGGCACGGTCATCCAACCTCATGTAGGCCCCATCCATAGTGCGGTGGCTGGGAGGACTGACCATCTCCCCATG